GAGGCCACCGGCGAGGTGAAGCACATGCGCAGCGACCAGTTTGTAGTTTTGGCCAATCCGACGATGGACATTGCCAATGAATGAGCATCAACAGCGTTTTAAGCCCACACCGCACCCTGTCATGCAGGTCGATCTCGACCTGTTGGAGAAACTGGGACCGGACGACGGCTGGAAATACCTCAAAACACGCGAAGAGCTGATCGCCCGCGAGGCATCAGACCCGTTCCGCTATGGCTACATCCCGCCGGTGTGGAAGCGCGCCAGTGAACTGCTCGAAAAACATCGTGAAATTTTGGTCATGGGCGGAAACCGCTCAGGCAAAACCGAGTGGGCGGCCAAGGAAGCCATCAAGACCATGTATGGCAAGCCCGGGGCGGTTGTCTGGTGCTTCCAGACCACGGCGCCGAACAGCATTGAACTGCAGCAGCCCCGCGTTTGGAAATATATGCCGCCTGAATGGCGCAATGCGCGCAAGGGACAAGTCACCAACATCACTTACTCGGTCAAAGGTGGTTTTACCGAGGCCAAGTTTGTCGCACCGAACCAATCCATCTGCATTTTTCGCAATTACGCGCAAGACCCGAGCACGCTTGAAGGCGGCGAGATCGATTTCGCCTGGGCGGACGAGCTGGTCCCGCTTGACGTTCTGGAAACCCTCCGGTTCCGCCTCGTAGACCGCAACGGCAAGCTCGCCGTCACGTTCACGCCGGTTGAAGGCTGGAGTCCTACGGTTGCCGACTACCTGTCCGGCGCCAAGACCGTCACCGACACCGACGCCGAGCTGCTGCCGCTCAAGAACGACAGGGGCGAGATTGCCGGCTACGAGAAGGTGCCCATTGAGCAGATCAATCCAAAGGGCCGCCCGATTCTTTACTTCCACACACAAAGCAATCCCTGGGCTGGTTGGTCGCGGATGAAGAAAGAGCTGCAGAGCGAGACGAAAGAAAAAATCCTCTGCCGCGCCTACGGCGTGCCCACCAAAGCCATCAGCGGACGCTTCCCGCTGTTCAACCCCAAGGTTCATGTCATAAGGCACAGCGATGTGCCCAAGGGCACCCGCTACCATTGGGTCGATCCGGCCAGCGGCAAGAACTGGGCCATGATCTGGACCGTGCATGACACCGCCGGCCGCATTGTCGTTTACCGCGAGTGGCCCGACCAAGTGTCATACATAGAAGGCGTCGGCTATGCCGGCGAGTGGGCGCTGCCGGACGGCAAGAAGCTCGACGGCAAGCCTGGTCCCGCGCAGCAGGACTTCGGCTTCGGCCTTGAGCGATACCGCGACGAGATCCTGCGCGTCGAAGGCGGCGAGGAAATTTTCGAGAGGTGGATGGACAGCCGCTACGGCCATGCCCGCACGCTGGCCAAGGAATCGCCGACGACCTTGATCGACGAAATGGCCGACCTCGGTATGCTCTTCACGGCAACCCCGGGCGACTCCATCGACGAGGGCGTTTCGATGATCAACGACGCGCTGTCCTACAACCCCGAAAAGCCGGTGGACGCCCGCAACCAGCCGAAGCTCTACATCTCGGAGAATTGCAAGAACCTCGTCTACGCCTTGCAAACGTACACCGCGGCGGACGGCAAAAAGGGCGCGACCAAGGACTTCATTGACCTTCTGCGCTATGTCTGCCTAAGCGACGCCATCAATGTCGAGGGCGACATCCTGCGGCCGACTGGAGGAGGAAGCTACTAAGTGAGCAAGCGCGACCAACTCTGGAGCGACCTCACGCGGCGCAATCCGCGATTGTTGGATGATCCGCATTTCACCACGGCTGGGCTGCGCAAGTTTTTTGAGCGTGTGTATGACGCCGGATTCGACGCCGGCACGCTGGCCGCGCAGCCGCCGCGCATGAGCGGGGCTTCGGGTGCGGCGGCTTTTGAGGAGATTTTCGGAAATTTTCGCCGATGAGCATCTCCGGCATCGTCCCCCCACCGCCGCGCGTGCGCCCATGGCGCGGACGCAGCAAGGAGCCGCCGAAGTGCGGTGTCTGTAGCAAGCAGCTTCGTATCGACGACATCCATGGCGTGGATCAGCAGCTCGGTCCTGTCTGCCGCGAGTGCGGGCCGCATGTCGTGGCCGCCAACAGGCTACTGCATCCCTTTTGGGTCTAACGACCTTCGCTATTCGCAAACCCCGAACACAAACAGCTTAAAAATTATGCTATTCGCAAAAACCAAAACCATCCCCCTCGACCGTTATCAACCCGGCGACCACGACCCCAAGAGCGCCCTCGCCTTTTCGCGCGAGCAGGCGCCGCCGGCTTATCTCGCCGTGATGCTGGAGCTGCAGGACCGCATTGCCGACACCGCGCTGCTGGTCAGCACGATGGCCACGGCCAAGGAACCCGGCTGGCTCGCCCATGCCTCGGGACAGCTCAACGCCCTGCTGGAGCTGTGGGACGCCTTGGAGCAACGCCGCGCCGAATCGGCGAAGCTGGAGTAGTTTTGTCAGAAAAACGTATACTTTTTTCCGACATAAAAAGTTGCCGTTCGCCGGCAATGTCGCCGTGCGTTGACATTAGGCCGGCCTAAGGCATCGCCATGCATACTTTTTGCGCCGCAGTTCAAGCCACGTTTGAACTACTGCTCATAAATGGAGCGCGGCTCCATTTGCCGCCGCCGCTCTAAACATTCCCGCTCGCGCCCAATCGGGTATAATCTGGCCGCTTTCCCGGCATTTATACCCGCTCGGGAACTGTTGCAAACTGTCTGACTTTGCGCGCAACGTCCTACGGTTTGTCACAAAATTTCCGCACAGAAAGTGGCAGAAAGTGTCATTACTTGCGCAGAACTATAGCGATTTCTATCCGATTTCCCCTAGAGACAACGATAAATAACGATAAATAACGAAAAATAACGAAAAATAGTTCTGGACATTTGTCCAAAAGTGTCCATAATAGATAGTATCAATGTGAAGTTGTGCCCTCATGGCACGCAGGTGTTGATCGGACTGAGCGACGCACGCTCTGGCACTACTTGGAGGTTTATCCATGGCGGAAGAGAAGGCAGCCCTGGCTGCAGGTGACGATATCATTTCTATGGCTCTGGAGGAGCTGACCGGACAGCCGGCCCAGCCCGAGGACGTAGAACAGCCCGAAGCGGCTGAAGATCTTTCACAAACTGAGACAGAAGAGGAATCGGAGGAGAAATCCGAAGATGCCTCTGAAGATGTTAAGGACGAAGAGTCCGAGGACGAGGAGTCCGAAGAAGACGACGAGGAAGGCGAGAAGGACGACGAAGCGCCGCAGGAGAAAATCCAGAAACGGATCAATAAGCTCACTGCCCAGAAAAAAGAGGCGCTCGAAAAAGCCCAGACGCTAGAAAGCGAATACGCGCAGGCGAAAACACGTCTCGCCGAGCTGGAATCCCAAGTCAACGAAGCCGCCCGCCCTGTGCTGCAGCCGACCGCGGAAAACCCGCTGGCCGATGTGGACACGCCCGAGGCGCTTGAAGCGAAAGTCAAAAGCGCGCAGGAAGTTCGCCGCTGGGCACTACGCAATACCGACGGCGCCACGGTCAAACGACCGGACGGCACCGAGGTGTATCTCGATAGCGACCAGGTCAAAGACTACCTCATCAAAGCGGACGACGTTCTGACCGTTCACGCCCCGGCCCGCCAGCAGTGGCTCGCCCAGCGTCAACCGGCCGTTGAAGCCGCCAAGAACCTGTTCCCCGACATCTTCAAAAAAGGATCGCCGATGCATCAAGCGTATCAGGCGACGATCAAGCAGGCGCCCGAGCTATTGAAGCTCCCCCAGAATGAATACTGGGTCGGCCTCGCCCTCTACGGAGAGCAGCAGCTCATGCAGAAGCAGGCGGCCGATCAAGCCAAGGCCAAAGCCGCCAAGAAAGTCTCAGCCAGTGGAACATCCAAGACCCCGACACCTGTCAAACCCGTGAGCACGCCGAAATCTGCCACCAAGGGCGCGGTCAATACGGCCACGCGCAACCGAGTGCTCTCTGGCGCCGGCGGGATCTCCGATCTCGAGGCTTATATGTCAGAGGCGCTGTTCAGTTAACAAACCTCCCAAAAAGAAAGAATTACTATTATGCCCTCTACAGTAGGTGCCTTGTTCCCATCCACGGGCAACCGTGAAGACCTCCTCGACATCATTTCCGTTGTCGACGCGAAAAACACTCCCATCAGCTCGTCTGTCGCCAAAGTCGGCGCCGATCTGAACAACCCCGGTCTCTACAGCTACCAAGCCGATTCCTACAACTCGCCCACCACGGACGGCGTTGTGGATTCTGCCGACGTTTCTGACTTCGACGACCCGACCAAAAACCGTGTCCTCCTGAGCGCCCGCGCGCAGAAGTTCCGCCGCACCATCAAGGTGAGCGACTTCCAGCAAAACGTCCAGGACGTTGCCGGCGTTGGCAAGAAGAAGGAAATGGCCCGCGGCACAGCTCGCGCCATCACTGAACTCAAGCGCGACATCGAGGCGACAATCTCAAGCGACAACGACTCCGTCGAAGGTTCCGGCTCGACCGCTTACAAGACCCGCGGCCTCGGCGAGTGGATCAAAGCCACGGCGCAGACCGACCTCCCGGTTCCTGCTTCACAGCGCACGCCGTCCGGTAGCATCAACGCGACCGTGACCGCTTCTCTCACCGAGACGATCTTCCAGAACGTCTTGCAGAGCATCTACGAGCAGACCGGCACGACCGACCGTCTCGTCATGGTGGCTGGCCCGTCGTTGAAGAAAGCCGTCACGAACTTCACCCGCTTCACGGTGAACGCGACCAGCGATGTCTTTAGCCTGCGTCAGAGCACCCAGAATGCCGATTCCGGCAAGCTGGTCTCCAACGTGAGCTTCTACGAAGGCGACTTCTCGACTGTCGAGATCGTGCCCTCGCTTCTGCTCGCGGCCAACGCCTCGACCGATGCCGAGAAATTCGCCCGCGGTTACATCATGTCGGCCGATCACCTCATGCTTCGCTATGGACGCCGTCCGCGGTTCCAAGAGCTGGAAGACATGGGTGGTGGTCCCCGCGGTTTGATCGACGCCATCGTGTCGCTCGCCGTGATGACCCCGAAGGCCATGGCCAAGTTCAACGGAGTTTCCTAATTCCATCCAGAACAACTAACTAGGAGAAATTAAATGCAAGTCTTTGAACTTCCCATTGAAACCAAATCGTCCACCGGCTTCACCCACAAGGCGATCATCACCCACAGCGACCTCACCGAGTCCACCGCCGACACCGACCAGACGCTCTCGCTTCTGGCCCTTGCCGCCGGCGACGTTGTGACCACGGCCGCCTGGAAACTGGTCACGCCCTTCAAGGATGCCAGCGACGCAGCCCTCAACGACACCAAGGTCCAGCTCGGCGACAGCTCCGACGACGACGAATACGTCGCCGCCACGCAGGTCAACGAGAACGGCACCGAAGTCCTCTTCGCCGCTGCCGCTCCCGCCTCCGTTCCGTTCGTTTACACGGCGGCCAACGCGGTCGAACTCTTGGTTGAGTCGATGACGGCCAAAAGCCTCAGCGACATCGACACCGGTGAACTCCACGTTTACCTCGGCGTCAACAAACTGAGCGACCTCTAAACGTCTTGATTCACTGCCCCTGCACTGCGGGGGCAGACTTCAGGATGTCAGATAATATATTCGGCGATCTGGTCGCCGACATGGACGACGAGTTAGCGCACCTCGTCAAACAGGAGTTGCAGACTGGGTGGCGCGCCCAGCAGGTCATGGCCGCCATCGAGGCGACCCGTGTGAAGCAGCTCAACGACCAGATCGAACACTGCACCGTCGAAGGACTCGGCCAGCACGTCATGGACGTGCCGGCCGATGCGTATTTTGCGTGGAAGCGCCACCTTGGGGACGACTGCTGGGCAGATCGTGGCTTCCGAGACTGGTTTAAGAAACATAACCCCGAGACCGCGGTCAACTACACCCCTCGCAACACTACTATTCTCGTCCCGTGACCAAACTCGACCGCGAAAAAATCACCGAGATCATCGGTGATATCGACCAGGCTGACGCTGACGGCGCATCCTATATTCAGCGCAAGCTGCGCAACTTCAACACCCGCTACTGCATCTGGCCGGGGCAGACCGACGACGGCCGTAAGCACGCCGGCGCCTACGGCAAAAAGATTTTCCCTTGGGATGGCGCTGCCGACACCAAGATTTTCTTGAGCGAGCAGATCATCCGCGAGCGGGTGATTGCCCTCGTCAACGCCTTCTTCAAAGCCCGCATCCAAGTGCAGCCGGTTGAGTCGATGGACATCGACAAGCGCAACGCCGCGGAGACCGTCCTCAAGTGGCTGATGTTCCAGCACTGCTTGGACGACCTGCGTCGTGAAGTGCGCTTGGCCGCCGAGATCCGCGAGACCTACGGACTCGCCGTGATGGCGATTGACTGGGAGCAGCAGACCCGCGTGGAGGTCAAATCGTTCAGCATGGAAGACGCCATGGCGATGCTGCAGGAGTCGCAAGACCCCAACTTGCAAGCCCTCCTTGAGGTCGTGCTTGATCCCGAGCAGGAAGAACTCGCCGCACAGCTCATGGGCGAAGTTATCCCGGCTTTGGGATCAACTGTCAAAGTTCGCCAGTTCCGCGAAAAGGGCATTGTCGAATGGGACGAGCCTTACATCTTTTCCAGCAAGCCGGTCGTGCGTGCCTTAGAAGCCTGGGAGGACATTATTTTCCCCATCCAGACCGACAGCATCCAGCGTGCGTCCTTTGTCGCCCGCCGCGAACTGCTCAACGAGGTCGAGCTGCGTGAGCGTGCGAACCTCGAGGGCTGGGACAAGGAATGGCTGGAAAGCGCTGTGAAGCACAAGGGTGAGATGAAGCGCATCCACCTCAACGTCCACCGCTCGGACCAATTCCTCTACGAGAAGCTCCGCGACCTCATCGAAATCTGGCACGTCTACCGCAAGGAGCTGGACGAGCGCACCGGCGCCGTGAAGGTCACCCGCACCGTCATCAGCTACAGCATCACCGACAAGGCTGCCGTGCATGACATCATGCCGTACGCGCATGGCCTATATCCATTTGTTGAGCTTCCCCGCGAACGCAACACGCGCCCGCTTTTAGAGTCCCGCGGCATCCCGGAGATTGTCCAAACGGCGCAGGAGGAAATCAAGGTGCAGCGCGACTTCCGCGTAGACCGCGCATCCATTTCTATACTCCCGCCGCTCAAGACGCCCGCCGCCCGCGGCAAGTTTGACCTCGTGCTCGGCCCTGCCATGCAGATCCCCGAGCGCCGCCCGGGCGAGGTCTCTTGGATGCAACCACCAGCCTTTGACCAAGGCAGCATTGAAGTGGAAGCCGCCACCCGCGCCGATGTGGACCGATATTTTGGCCGCATGACCGAGGCCGTGAATCCCAACATGGCGATGCTCCACATGCAGGAGCTGGTCGATAGTTGGCTCATCGACATGAAGCTGGTGAGTGTACAGATCATGGCGCTCGCCCAGCAGTATATGACTCCCGAGGAGGTCGCGCGCATCACCGGCAATGCGCAGTTGGCATTCAACGCAAGCCCGCAAGACATCCGTGGGCGATTCGACATTACGGCCGAGTTTGACGCGCGCCTCCTCGATAACGAAGCGCTGGGCGCCAAGTTGGAATACCTCGCCAAGATTCTCGTCCCGATGGACAGCTTCGGCGTCATCGACCGCGCGGGTCTTGTGAAATACATGTTCCAAGCCGTTGACCCGAACTTGGCCGGCATGTTGGTGCAAGACATCGGCAAGGCCACGCAGGCCGAGATTGAGGACGAGCAAACCGCCTTTGCCAAGATCGCTGCCGGCACCGAGCCGCCGCTCAAAGAAGGCGGACAAAACGCGCAAGTGCGTTTGCAGACCTTGCAGCAAATCATTCAGTCGAATCCCGCCGTCCAACAGCGCTACCAGCAGGATGAAATCTTCAAGTCGATGATCGACGCGCGCGCGCAAGCCTTCCAGTTCCAGCTCCAGCAGCAGCAAAACGCCGTCATCGGCCGCGTGGGCGCCCAGCCCGCCTTGCAGCAGATGCAGCAGGACCAGCAGCTCGGCATGACCGCCCAACCCGCCGCCTAACGCCATGACTCCCAACATCCAAGTCCGCAACATCGCCGGCCTCAACATCCCGCAGCACGACCATGTGGCGTGCGCGTATTACAGCGGCACAAACAACCTGGCGACCGTGACCTACCGCGAGGGCGGCGCCAGCGGAACCATCGTCGCCACCGTCAATTTCACCTACACCCCCACGCAGCCGCCGACCGCGAATGACGCGCTGCTGCTCAACGTGACACGTTCCTAATGGGCCTTCGCTACAATCCCTTCAACGGAAGTTTCGACTTCACGCGCTCGCCGGGGAGCTACCTCGACGGCGAAGTGGCGACGTTTGCCGACTTGCCGTTGGACACCGCCGCCGCGCCGCTCAATAGCGCGTGGTTGGTCCGCGAGGCGTCTGGTTTGTATTTCCTCACCCGCAAGCCGGCGGGCATTTACATCCGCACGGCCACCGGGGGCACTGACCGCAGCGCCGATTATACTTATGCGTCCGCTTTCCCGGACGTTTTCAGCGATGCCAATCTGGTCGTCTACTCGGATGCGGACTCAAGTAAGAATATCAAGTTTTCCGCCAGCAGCATCACCACCGGCACCACCCGCACGCTGACCGTCCCAGACGCCTCGGGCACCCTGCCGCTTTTGGAAACCGCCAACACCTTCACGCAAAACCAAACGCTCGACGGCACGAACAATGTTGCGCCCAACCAAACGGCGGCGAGTGGGTCGTCGATCCTCACCCGCCAACTACTCGATGACAGCAACCTCGACACCCGCATCATCCGTTTCCGCGACGACTTTGCTAACGGCGGCAGGACTAATGGCATCATTGGCGAGACGGGTTGGGGCACGAGCAACGCTGGCGGCGGGAGCATTGTTGAGCGAACCTCAGTTGCCGTCTTTCCCAACCACAGTGCATTTCGCTTAACAACAGGCACAACCGCCAACAACTATTTGCGGATTTTTACCTGCAACGGCATTTTCGGGACCAGCAACCCGGCGACGGTCGCAGGCTGGCACGCCTTGGCCATCATGGCGTTGCCCACAGTGACCGACGTGACCGTCTCAGCGGGATTTTCCGCAAACCCCACCGACATTGATTTTAACAGCAGGCTGATCGGCTGGCGTTACAAAGCGGGCGTGGACACCAACTGGCAGTTCGTGACGAAAAACGATGTCACGGCTTACGCATCGTCAACTCTCACAACGCTGGTCGATAGCGGCACGGCACCCGTTGCTGACACATTTTACAAATTTGAAATGCGCTGCGTCACGGCAGGCACTATCGAGTTTCGTCTCAATGGCGGCACTTGGCTGACCTCGTCAACAAACGTGCCGTCTTCTTCAAATGCCGGTTTATTTTATATCATTGTCGGCACGCAAACCAGCGCCGCCAGAACGTGCGATGTGGACCTTGTGGCATGGAATCAAACAGTTTCACGATGACCCTCCGCCTCTCCAACAACACGCTCACCCGCTACGTCCAGCGAAGCGGCTACGCCGCCGCCGAAAACGTCCCGCTCGACGGCCCCCTCGGCGAAGTCGCCGCGAGTCTCCTCGCATGGCTCTCGGCCCAACTCGCCACTGGCGAGACGCTGGCGGATGTCGTGCTGGAAGCCAGCGGCCAAGTGGCGACAGCCTACGAGACGCAGACCGACGACGAAGGCAACGAGATCGAAGTTGCGACGGCATGGCGTCCTGCGATTTCCGCCGCCGTGAGCGTCACGGCCCCGCTCGGAAGCCGGACGTTTGTGGTCTCCAGCGAGAGTTTGCCGGACGAATTGCGCGATGGGCTGGTGGCGGCTTGGGAGGGGCTTAACGAATGAAGACGGTCACCCTACAATCTATACTCCTCCGCGCCTGGCAGCGCAGCGGCAACGACGGCTCGGATATTTCTAACATCCCCAGCGGCGCCCGCACCATGATGGTCGCCGCCGCAAACGAGCGCATCAGCGACTGCTGGGAGTGGGCCGATTGGCCGGAGCTGTGCCGCGTGGAAGCCCGCACGGTGCAAGGTAACGAGACGAGCGGCTTCTATATTGACTACGAGCAAGTGGGCGAGACGCCAATGGGTGAGGTCTTTGCCGTGCTGCGCGACAACCCGGCGACGCATGTGGCGCCGCGCCAGATCGGCTACACGCTGCTGGGTGATGCCATTAGGTTCCCCGAATCAACCAGCCTGCCGACCACCGTGTATGTGCGCTTCCGTTTGCGCCCCGAGACTTACACGACGAGCAACCTCACGGCGACCGTTCCCGCCGTTCTCGCCAAAGCCGTCGCCTATCTCCTCACCGGCGACCTTCTGGAGGAGGACGGGCAGATGGATAAGGCCATGCTCATGGAGCAGAAGGCCGAGAGCGAGCTGATTTCCCAACGCGACAAATACGTTTTCCAACAGAACCAACCCACGATGTGGACCGCCCGCGTCAACCAATACTAAATCTATGAATCCTAATGTAAGAACTACCAACCGCCAATCGGGCGCCGTCAGCATCGCCGACACCAACGCCGTGACCGGAGATTTCGTCAGCCTCGACGTGATGACCGACACCAAGTTTCACACTTTGACCGGCAACCTCACCGGCGCCGCCAACGAAACCGAAGCCAGCGCCCACACGGTCAAGGCCGGCACGACCATCGACGGCTACTTCACCGCGATCAAGCTGCACAGCGGCACGGTGATCGCCTACCGCAAATAAATTATGAGCCTGCTGCAAAGCCATCTTACTACGGTTGAGCGCGGCGCCTTGGGCACGTTCGCCAGCATTGGCAGTGCAGCGGTTTCTATGGTGTCCCACCTCGAAGTCTATCTGCGCGTCGCCGGCCTGTGTGTCGGCCTCGCTGTCGGCATTGTCACATTGCTTTCGGTCCTTCACGACCTTCGGAAAAAACAGAAAGAGAAATAATATGAGAAACTGGAAAACTACTACGATTGGCGTTTTGACCGCCATCATTGCCACCGCCACCGGCGCCCGCGAGTTCCTCGCCACCGGCAGCGTGCCGGACCTCGGCCTCATCGCTGCGAGCCTCATGGCTGCTTGGGGTCTGATCATGGCCAAGGACAACAATGCGCGCCTCTAAACATATCGCCGCTGGCCTGCTGTTCGCCGCCTTTGCCCTCCTAGGCACGGGCTGCGTGACGGTGGGCTACGACTTTCTGAAGCAGCAGGCGACGCTCACCTACACGCACCCGCCCAAGACGGACGGCTACAAAAAGTAACCCATGTGGACGTGGATCAAGAGAGTGTTTGGCAGCAAATCCGCGACTGGCCATCGGCCAGCCTCGCCGAGCTGGCCTTACGCATCCACAACCGTCTCCACGTCCGCAAAGAGCACGCCAAACTACGACGAGCGCCGGGTCAGCACGCCGAACAAAAGCCAGTCGCCGATTACCCCGCAGGCGATTGTGCTGCACCACTCAAGCGGCAGCTACCTTGGTGGCGTTGACTGGATCATGAACCCGCAAAGCAAGGTCAGCTACCATGTGCTCATCGCCCGCGATGGGCGGCGCACAGTGTTTGGCGACGATACCGCCCGCATGTGGCACGCGGGCAAAAGCTCCTGGCTGGGACGGCCGGACCTTAACTCTTGGAGCCTTGGGGTTTCGTGGGAAGGCAACACTTACGACGACCCGCTGGAAGATGCGGCGATGGACAGCGCCATTGAATATCTGGCGCCACGCATGAAGCAGTGGGGCATTCCCATGACGCGCGTGCTGACGCACGCCGATGTGGCTCCCGGGCGCAAGAACGACATTAGCCCCGCCGATGCGGCGCGGTTCAAAAGCAAATTGAAAGCGGCCCTTAACTAATGGCATTAGAAAGTCCAGTCCAACGCGACGGCGACGCCGGGTTCCTCGGCTTTGCCAGCCGGTTGAATCCCCTCACCTTGCCCGCGGGCATGTTGCAGGACTCGGTGAATATGCGGCTGGATCGTGGCGTGGCGCAGACCCGCAAGGGGAGCAAGCGCCTCACGGATACCATCGGCACGACGGGGGCGCCTCTGACTTTGGATTTCAGCCTCGGCACGGACAAGACCGTAAGCAGCCTCACGCGCTCGGTGAGCACGGCGACGGCAACCGCGACGGCCCACGGGTTCACCACCGGCGACCAGGTGAACATTCGCGGCGCCGCGCAGGCGGAATACAACGGCGACTTCATCGTCACCGTGACCGACGCCAACACCTTTACTTACACCGTGACGGGCAACCCAGCGACCCCGGCGACCGGCACGATCATCGCCAACAACGGCCCCGAGGTGCGCGACTCCTATGACGGCGGACTGTATGCGGCAGGGGTGTTTGCCTCGCAGAACTACGACAACGCCAGCGAATGGATTGCCCTCGCCGGACGCGACACCTGCTTCCTCTGGCGCGATGGGCAGTCGAGCGTGACGAAAACTTTCCCGCAGTCGCCGGCCGAGGTGATCGATGGCACGGACACGGTCTCGGTGGTGCAGGCGTTTGACCGTCTTTACATTTTGCGCGAGGCCGACCAGACGGTGGTGGGCTGGGAAAAGCGCAGCGTGACGGCGGGCGGGATCACAGTCTCAGGCACGACGGCCACGGTGAACCTGACGGCGCACGGCTACCCGCAGGGCGCACGCGTGCGGATCGACGGCAGCACGACACCGGCTTTCTCGGGGCACGAATACGACATCCAAAGCACGGCGACCAACAGCTTTACCATTACGGTGCCCAGCGGCACGGCGCCGGACACGACATTGACTGGACGCACGGTGCGGCGGGTCAAGCCGCCGATCTACTGGGATGGCGGCACAGGGGACTTTGTGCGGGCGGCGGCCGGCGTGCCAAGCGAAGGCGTCACCTACACCAAGATGCCGAGTGTCGGCTGGGCGAGCTACATCAACAACCGCCTCTGGATCGCCAAGAACCGCGACACGGTGGGCATCAGCGACGTGCTTGACCCCGATCTTTACGATCCGTTTTTCAACAGCTTCCGCGCCGGGGCCGGCGGCGATGATCGCATTGTGGCCATCCACCCATGGGTCGAAGGGCAGGCGCTCGTCTTCTGCCGCAAGTCGATCTGGCTGGCGACACTGAATCAGTTTGCCAGCACGGACGGCAGCGGCTTCTCAGTGGATACGCCGGTGAGTGGCCTCACGCTGCTGACCAACGAGATCGGGTGTAGCGCCCGCAACAGCATCGTGACGGCGGGCAATTTTGTTTTCTTTCTGTCTGACGCCGGGATTTACCGCCTCGACAGCCGCTTGGATCTCAAGCTGCGCGGCGACACCATGCCGCTCTCCGAGCCGATTGCCGATTTGTTTGGCACGGTGGTGCAGTCCCGCGTGGAGCGGAGCGCCTTCGGCATCTGGCACAACAACCGCTACCTCATCGCGCTGCCGATTAGCCCCGACCCGCTTGATGGGAACCAGCTCGTTCTCGCCTGGAACGCTCTGAACAATTCGTGGGAATACCGCGACACCTATCCCAGCTCGGCCAGCGTGAATATAATACTCGTCGGCACCTATAACAATCAGCGCCGTGTGTTCTCAGTCCCGCGCTCGGGCAACCTTTACTTGCTAGAACAAGAAGACAGCGCGCTCGATGACAACGCCGTCAACGCGGGAACCAGCCCGGTCACTGGCAGCATCAAGACGCGCCGCTACGACTTTGGCGACATGCACTCTAAGCGCTTCCTCCGCACGATTGCCGATGTGGTGATACCCGAAGGCGGAAGCGTCACGACGAAGATCAGCACGATCAATCCCGATACCGAAACTATTGTCGGCACGCTGACCAACGGCAGCGCTGGACCCGAGGACTATAATATGAAGACGCCGGTGCGCTACAAGGCGCACAGCGCCGAAGTGATTTACGAGACATCCGGTGGGCGGCCGGAAATACGATCCGCCAGCATTGAGGCATCGCCGAAGGGCCTGCCTTCGACCGAAACCCGATCAGCAGCATAATCTATGGCAAACTACGGCTACACCTTCACCAGCGGCGACACCGTCACGCCGACCAAACTTAACAACGCCCGCACTGTCAGCGAGATCGTCAATGCGGACATCGCCAGCGCGGCGGCGATTGTGGGAACGAAAGTGTCTCCCAACTTCGGGTCGCAAGCGGTGAGCACGACTGGAACCGCGACGCTGGGAACCTTGAGCGTGACCGGCAATACCACCTTGGGAGACGCAACGGCCGATACCATCACGCTTACTGGCACCGTGCAGCCGGGTGTGGTTGTTTCCGGCAGCAGCGCCGGTGATGCGGTGCGGATTACGCAGACCGGCGCGGGTAATGCTTTGACTATTGAAGATAGCGCTAACCCCGATAGCACGCCGGTAATCGTCGATGCCGCGGGCAATGCCGTGATCGGGCACACGGCCGCCTTGGCGGCGGGCGGCACAACGCAGCCGCTGACGGTAAGCGGCCTCGGCGCCACGCTGGTGCGGGCGGCGGCGGATGCGGTCGGCGCCGTGCTGATGTTTTGCAAATCGCGCTCGACCACGGTAGGCGGGGCGCGGGCGATTGTGGCCAACAATGACGAGTTGGGCGCGATTGAATTTGCCGCCGACAATGGCGCCAACTTGAGCGTCTTGGGCGCGATCATTCAGGCGTCCGTAGACGGAACACCTGGTAGTGCCGATATGCCGGCGCGATTGGTCTTTAGCACGACGGCGGATGGGGCGGCTTCGCCGACCGAGCGGATGCGGATTACTAACGCGGGCAATGTTGGTATCGCCAACACCTCGCCCAGTGAAAAGCTGCATGTCACCGGCAACATTAAGGCCAGCGGGTTCATCGACACCGACACATCGTTCCGAGGGCAGGCCAGCGACTCGGCTGGGGCACCGTCGTTCACTTGGACCGGCGACACAAACACCGGTATGTTCCGGCCGGCGGAAGACACGCTGGCCTTCAGCGAGGGCGGCAGCGAGGTGATGCGCATAGATTCTTCCGGCAACGTCGGCATTGGCACGGCTGCGCCCAGCACCAAGCTCGATGTGAGCGGCACGGTGACGGCCACAGCGTTTAGCGGTCCGCTGACAGGGTCGGCCACCACGCTAGCCACCGGACGCACCATCGAGCTGACCGGCGATGTCACGGGAACCACGGGATCGTTCAACGGCTCGGCCAACGTGAGCGCGGCGACAACGATTGCCAACAATGCGGTAGGCAACACCAAGCTGCGCGACAGCGCCGCGCTCTCCGTGATCGGCCGGAGCGCCAACTCCAGCGGAGACCCGGCCGACATTGCAGCCGCCACCGATGGCCATGTGCTGCGCCGCAGTGGGACGGCCTTGGGTTTTGGGCAGATTGCCACGGGGGGCATTACGGATGCGGCTGTGACCACAGCGAAGATTGCGGATGCCAATGTCACCACAGCGAAGATTGCGGATGCCAATGTCACCACAGCGAAGATTGCGGATGCCAATGTCACCACAGCGAAGATTTTGGACGCCAATGTAACTCCAGCGAAGCTGTCGCAGCCTCTAACGCTCGCCACCGCCCAAGCCACCACCAGCGGCACCAGCATTGATTTTACCGGCATTCCGTCTTGGGTGAAGAGGATTACGGTGATGTTTGGTGGGGTTAGCACAAGCGGCACAAGTATTCCAATGATTCAGCTTGGCGACTCTGGCGGAATTGAAGCGACCGGATATGCGGGATCAGCAGGTTTTGTAACAGGCGCTTCCAGCAATGCAGCAACCTACACCGATGGATTTCGTCTAAACCAAGCGCACGCCGCCTCGACCGTTTTCCACGGGAATGCTGTTTTGGCGTTGCTTAGTGGCGCCTCCAACACTTGGGCCATGTCGTTTGTCGGAGGATACTCCAACTCCGGTGCCTTGAAGATTTCGGGCGGCTCAAAATCTTTGTCAGATGCCCTCACTCAAGTCCGCCTTACAACAGTCAACGGCACCGATACCTTCGATGCGGGGTCGGTCAACATCATGTATGAGGGCTAAGCATGACCCCATGGCAACGCGCAAAACACTGGTGGGACGAGCACTCGACGCAGGACTTCTGGGAAGAGGTCGGGGAGCATCTTTCGGCGGGCTATGTGTGGAACTCGCCGTCCTGCTTTGTGCTGGCCAAAGCCTGCCGGTGGAACGCGGAGGAGCAACAATTTGAACTCGGGGAAGCTAACTGCTGGTTCGTCACTTTGGCTGCTGGCGCTTTTGGCACAGACCCTGTGCGGGAGTGTCTGCGCGTGGCACCGCATCCGCACCCCTATGTGGCCTGGTGCCGCCGTGGGAGCTTTGAGCCGCGGGTATACTATTGGGAGAAACTTATGAAGAAAGTAGGAGGACAATAATATGGGAGGAGGACCAAGCATTCCAGCACCGCCACCGGCGCCGCCGGCACCGAAGCCAATCGATTACGATAAGATGTATGCGGCCGCCACGCGCGGCGCCATAGCCCAGATGCGGGAGCAGGAGGCGCAGATCCAGCGGCTTTACCCGCAGATGACCGCGCTGCAGCTTGGCACGGCGCGCCAAGTGGCCAGCGAGCTAGACAACGAATACCTCGCCCGCACCCGTGGCGTGCTGGGCGAAGAACTCGCTGCGGCCGGGGCGCCTTCGTCCTTTGAGTCTGACATCCAACGTCAAGCTGCGGCCGAATTTGCCGAGGGGCCAACGCTGGCAGACCGCCAGATACAAAGCGCCGGCATGGGGGCGATGGATGTGCGGGCGGATCAAGTCTCTGGCCCTATGAATATCCGCGAGGTGTCGGCCCGCAATGTGCGCGCACAACAGGCGGCGGCGGCGCAGATGGGTCGGGTGGCCGACGTGAACGCGGTCAACGCGCAGCGGGTGGCCGATGTGAACGCGCAGAATGTCGAGGCCGGAGCGCTAGGCGGCGCGCTCATGCAGCAAGCGATCCAGCGGGCCAACAGCGACGGAAGGCTCTCGCCGGAGGCATCACGCGATGCGGTGCAGTCGGCGCGCGCGGGGATGGCCTCGCGCGGCATGGCCACGGGCAACGCCGGTCTGGCGGCCGAGTTGCTTAATCGTGACCGCTATGCCCGCAGCCGGCAGGCGGAAGATTTGGCCTTTGCCCAAGGCGTGCAGCAGCAGGATGTGTCGCGGCAGTTTGGCAACCAAGAGGCGCAGATGCGCGCGGCGATGGCCAACCAGCAAATGGCTGGTCAAATGTCCCTCGCCGACCAAGAGGCGGCGATGCGGGCGGCGATGGCCAACCAGCAGACGGCCTTCAATACCGGACAATTCAACGCGGCCAACCAGCAGCAAGCCAATCTGGCCAACCTCGACGCCTCGATGCGTGCCTCTCTGGCCAATCAAGATGCCGGACTGCGCGCATCATTGGCTAACCAAAACCGCGACCAGACGCTGGGGCAGATGTTTATGCAGGCGCAGATGGCCAACCAAGCGGCAAACCAGGCGCAGCTCGCGCAGAATCGCAGCTTCATGCTTTCGGCCAACGATGCCTTCAACGCGGGCAATGATCGCCGCATGAATCTTGCCCTCGGGGCCAATCAGCTCGATCTCGCCCGCCGCGGTCGCCGCATCACCTTGGCTGAAGGTTACGGAGCGCTTGATCCGTATGCGCGAGGCATCAATTCGGCCTTCCAGCTTGGCAGCGCCACGATGGGGCAAGGAACCAGTCTCATCGGCAACACCTTCAACAATGCGGTGCAGACCGCAGGCAACGTGGAGAGCTTCAACGCCAACATGGCGGCCAACCGCTACAACTCTTGGGCCAACAACGCGGCCGCGCTGCAAGGTGCGGGGATGCAGGCGGGAGCGGCCAGCCAAGCGGGGACGATGGGAATGGTCGGCTCCGGTGTGGGCGCCGCTATCGGCATCGCAGGCATCGGCATCGCTATCTAATGGATCAACTCGTCACAGACACCTGCCGCAAGGTGGAACGCTGGCTCGCCGCCAGCGCCAACCCTGTCGTGCTCTGGAGCGGCGGCAAGGACAGCACTGCGATGCTGCACCTGATCCGCTTCAAGGTGGGCGCCAAGACGCCGGTGGTGCAGTGGCGGGAGCCGCGGTTCCGGCACCGGTATGCGCATTCGGACATGCTGGCGCAGGCTTGGGACTTGGAGATGTATGACTGGTCGCCGCTCGGCTATGCGCTGACGGACGGCTACGACATCGAGACCGGCGTGCCGCGCTTTGACTTTGTGAAGATGTATGAGATGGCGCCGCGGAAGGTGATGTTCCTCTGCCTCGGCACCGAAGAGCCGCAACCGGAGGAGCTGGCCAGCGGACGCTACCTCTGCGGGCTGGATGCTCTGAAGCGCCCGACCGGCACCTTTAACTTTCCTTGGGACGCCGCTTTCCACGGCCAAAAGTCGGCCGACGTGGATCTCATCAAGGGCCAAGTGCCGCTGGCGCAGGACGCCTTGGTGCAGGCCGGTGTGCCGACGCAATACTATCCTATGCGCCATTGGTCGGATGCCGAGGTGTGGAATTACTTGGAAGCCGAGGGCGTTCCTAATGACGAGACGCGCTACGAAAAGGCGGACGGCGTGTGGCGGCACCGCAAGGACAAGAGCGCGAACTCGGACTACTACCCGGTCTGCTGGAACTGCATCAACCGGCACTTGGGCGAGACGGTATACTGTCCTAAGAACTCATGCGAGACGAACAACATCAGCTCTCTGGCGCCCTACATCGACCTACAATCGGAAGCGCAGGGCTTCCGCCCGACGTGGCAAGATTCGACTGTGAACGGTGTGGGGCATGCTGCTCTCACAAGTGGTCCTGGCCTGTGCTGCGACGAGACCGCTCCGACGCCGCTGGCATCCCGCCATGGATGCTGCGCACCGACTACCCTTTGATGAAGACAACGAACCATAGATGCGTGGCGCTGACCGGCAAGGTCGGCTCTGGCGTGTCGTGTTCTATTTACAATCACCGGCCGGCAGCCTGCCGCGCTTTCGTGCCGGGTTCACCACTGTGCCTCGAAGCACGGGCTGCGGCGGGAATACAGGAGGAATAAAACTATGTTTGCATTTAACCCAGGGAACGAAGATCGGAGCGGAGAGATTCTCGGAAACGCCGCAGTCGGCGCGGCTAATACGACCGCACAGGCCAATGTCGGCCTGGTCAATGATATCGGCGGGGCGCTGATGGGCTTGGCCTCCAGCTACGCAGGGAACAGAGCCATGAAGGCCGAAGCCGAAGGCTACGACAAAATCGGCGAGATTCTTGGCGGCTCTATGTTTAAGGACAATCCTGCCGTTGGAGGATATCTCGCTGACCTCCGCAAGCAAAAAGACCCGCAGGCGAAGATTGCCGGATACAATGCGCTGTTTGGACTAGCTGGCCCGATGAGCAACGCCATGATGGCGCAGCGCAATGCGGGGATTCGGGAGAATGCGCAGATCATAAATTCCCCCGTAGCTCGTGCCTTAACCGGCAACCAAGAAGATATCGCCGCCCAAGGTGGCAACAACATCATGGGAGCCACCCGTCGCCGCGTGCGCTAAAACTTATGGCATCCCCCCGCAACAGACAGCTTCCGCCTCCGGTTGAGCCAGATCTTCCGGCTCTCGACTCGGCAAGCCAGACGAGCATCAACAACTCGCTGGCCGATGTTGATTCCAATTACGGTCCGGCCATGTCTGACGATTCGTTGGCGGCGCCGGAAGACGTGGTCAACGATCTTTCAACCGCCACCGAAGTGCGCGGCGCCGAACCTAACCTCAAGCCGACCGGCGCGTTTATGGACGTTAGCTTCATCCAGCAGCTCAACAACGCGGCTTCGGACGAGGAGTTCAACGCCATGTACGACGCCCTCGACCCGGCACTGCAGCACGTCTACGACCGCAGCTACAACATGGAGGTCAGCCCGAAGTGGGCGGCGGATACGGCGCAGGAGTTTTACAAGATGCAGGATGAGCGGAATAAGGCGGCGAGCGATCCTCGCAACCAAGCCCTAGAGGCTCAGCGCAACGAAAAAGCGCAAGCCACACGGGACCAAATCGGCATTTTGCGCGGCGTGGTGAGCGGCATCTTAGAGCATCCCGGCTTTTCTGGGTCGGTGGGCGCAAAAAATGCTTCTTTTCTTTTTGGCCTAAAGAGTCAGCCGTTTTCTGGCACCAAGGAAGCGGACTTCATGGCAATGCTCGACCAGCTCAAGGGCGGGGCATTTTTGCAGGCGTTCCAATCACTGAAGGGCGGCGGGCCGATCACCGACGTGGAGGGCGAGAAAGCCACGCAGGCTATCGTACGCGCGCAGAATTCTCAGTCGGAGGAGGGATTCCGTAAGTCGATGGGAGAGGTTTTGGAAGTATTAACCAACGCAGAAAAACGGCTCGCCTCGGACAATGCGCCGTCCTCACCTGGCACTGTTTCGGCCGCCGCACCGGCCAAGCCGCGACGTGTTTCCGGCGGGATCACCTACGAAAAAGGTGACGACGGACTTTGGAACCCCGTCCAATAACTAATGGCAAAAGGCTTTACAGACGCCCAGCTCGACGCAATGGACGAGATGGAGGCTCGACAGAACCTTTACGGAACTGCCGCTAGGGTGCTCGAGCCGCCGGAGGCCGCCCCGATGACGGACGCGCAGATGGACCAGCGCGTCACGTCGGACAGCGTCATGCAGGCCACGTCCTTTGGCCAGAAGACCATGCCGCAGCCTGAACCGCAGCCACCGCAAGCGGACTTTCGAGCGCCAGCAAGGCCGCTGACAGATGCAGAGCTGAACGCGCAAGAGGACGCTTTGTATTATGATCCGTCCTATGAGATGCCCTTTGAGGAGTTTGCCCCGGTGCATGCGCGGAGGCAGGAGCAAAAGAACACGGTGGGCAGCTTTGTGGATGGAGCGGTTGCCGCGGGCCAAGGGCTGGTGTCGCTTACTGCGGAAATGGGCGGCGAGCTTCGGGACAATTTTACCTCCAATCTTTTCCGGCCAGACCGCTTCGCTACGCAGAACTTTGTCACGTTTAAGGAGGGTGGGCGCAAGGCCGGTTTGGAGTTTGCCAAGTTCGTTGACTGGATCGGCAACACGGTGCGCGACCATGCTACAGACGTGCGGAGGCAGGAGCAGGTGCGCGGCGCCATTACCCAAAAGCTGCAGGCTGAGGGCAAACTTTCCGGCGACCTGCGCAAGGACATTGAAATCATCAACCGCGAGTTTGCCGCGGCGAAAGAACGTGGCGAGACGGCGCCAACGCCGCTGGAAGAAAATGCTGATGTCGAACAGGCGTTTGAAGATTATCGGCGCGGCAAGAACTTTGACCGCGAGATTGCGGGCGTGGGAAATTACCGCATCGGCCAGACGCCGGTAACGCAAGAAAGTAGCGAGGCAAGGGCCACAAATCCGTTCACCGGCGAGGTCATGCAGCCACAGCGTGCCTTGGCAACTGGCTTATCTTTGGCCATGGCGCCGGACAACATTTTGCCGGTTGGCGCTGGTGTGCTGGCCAAGGCGCGCGTCCTGCGCCGCCTGTCTTCGATAACCGGAGTGCCTCTTAAGATGACGGAAGGGGTGGCCAATGCGGGGGCGGACGCTTTGCAGCGCGGCTCCATGCGTATCACTGACAAGGTGCAGGATTTGACCGGAATGAATGCTGGGCAGCAGACGGCGGCCGCAACAGCGTTGACTGCCACCGCGGGTTATTTAAGCGCGCAAGGTCAAGGAGCGCCGGCGGCAATAGGTGGCGTGGCTACAGGTGTTCTTTCGATCTTGCCCATCATGAAATTTGGCGGGGCGATTCTTCGGCGCACCGGAGGGGCCGCGGGCGGCGGTTATGCCATCGTGCGCGAAATGGGTGCTGGAGGCGTCGGCGTGGCTGGTGCCGAGACGGCCGAGGCGATGGCCAAGAGTGGCGTGTTCCCCCAGCGCTACGCCCGCTACATGCAGCCCGGCGCGGGGTCTGTTGAGAGTACGCTGCAGCGTGTGGCCAAAAGCCCCGAGAACCCGCAGATGCTGCGCAGGCTGTCGCGGACGGCGGACAACCTGGGCGCAACACAAGTCTTCCGGCTAACGGACGACATTGTTAGCTCTGCTGCGGTGTCTGGCCTTGCGGCGGCTCCGTTTGCCTTAACGGCTCCAGATGCCGAGCAAGGCGGGCAGATTGTGGGCGGCGCTGTTCTGCTGGGAACTGTTGCCGGGACGGCGACAAGGGCTTTCGGCAGGCGGCCGGCCGAGGTGGACGCCGACATTGCCAGAATGCTGGTCGATGTGACCGAGAGCAACGGTGACGCAGCGTCTCTCATGTCGCTTTCGCACGACAGCCTCTCGCAGTTGGCGGCCATGCAGGGCGTGTTGCGCGACAAGGTAAAATTTATCCCGCTGCGTGGTCAGGATTATCGGGCCAACGCCGACCTCCGCGCAGCCGGCGGCGAGACGGCCGCGGGTCTTTACGTTGAAAAGGACGCCAATGGGTTGGCGAGGATCTTCGTCAACATGGGCCACACAGCTCCGGTGGACGGCTCGGTCGTGGTGCGCCCCGACGCTGATCGCGGTGGCAGCGTGATCGACATCACCGCGGCAGACGGGACCGTGGATTCGACGCATGTGCCGCAGGGAGTTCGGCTGCTAGTTAAAACGGGCGACACCGTGTCGTCCAACCAGCGGCTGGCGCAGGACTTGTCGCCTAATCGAATTATCCCGCACGAAATCGGTCACGCCATTTTGACCAGCAACATTCTTGACGGTCAGCCGCGCAACGATCTGCGCAATTTGGTGAACCAGCAATATGCGCCCGAAGGCGTCGCTGCGCGCGGCAGAGAGTACGCAACACAGTTGGTGGACAAGGACATTCTGGTCGGCGCGATTGAGGACGCCCCGGTCAAATTGACCGACGCCCAGATCGATGCCGTCTCCACAGGCAAGACAACGCTGGCGGACATTATGAAGAGCCAGCCGGTTTCTGAGCAGGCACGACAGCGTCTCATCGACCAGCGTGTCGAAGAGCTATCCCAGCGCAGCATTGAAAATGGCCAAGACCCCCTCGACTGGGCGCGGGACGAGATCATCGCCGAGACTTTTGCCAGCGAGGCGCCGGCCATTGACTTCCGCGCGATCCGCCGCGATGCCGCCTTCCCTCGCCTCGCCGAGGCAATGCTGGCGACTGGCGGGCGGGTGCTGGAGATGATGGGCGTGCGCCTTGACCGCGGCACCGGCAAGATGCTGGACAATCCGTCGGTGCTTTTCCGCGACAACCCGCTTTTCCAAGACCGCATCATGCAGAAGCGGGTGAAGGAATACGTCCGAGCCTACGATCAATTTTTGACCGGCCTCGAGGAGGCTGGCAGCGCAACGCCCCGCGGCGTGGAGCTGGCGCGCAGCAGCCGCCCGGAAGACATGGCGCGCAGCACGCACGTCAAATTACGGGACGAGGGACGCGGCGTCTTGGAGAACGATTTCCTTTTCCAAAAGCCGGACGGCACCTACAGCTTCAAGCCGCAGCGCATCATCAACGCCGCTGAGGCCAACCGCGCAGCGCAAATCAAGACGCTGTACGATGCGCGCAAGTTTGTGCCGGTGAACTCGACCGAGTTTGGCAAGCGCAAGGTCAACGGCCGCGAAGTCATCGGCGGGCCGGTGCTACCGCCGCAGTTTGACCTCTTCACGCAATTCCCCAAGCATGTGCGCGAGTTTGCCCGGGCCATGGAAGCCAGCCGCGCCGAGGGCGGGAGCTGGAATATCGATTACAACGCCATCGGCACCAGCTCCAGCGGACGCTATCGCATCACCAACATGGGCGCTGTGCGTGCCATCCAGCGCGAGACCGTGCCTTTCGGTTGGCAGGTGACCAAGCAGAACCATTTGCTCGCCGCCTCGCTTGACCTTAACGCCTTCCGCGCGTCGGCCATGAAGGCGATCAACCGCGGCGAGCTGGGCATCTTCAACAACGACATGCGGCAGGTGGAGGCCGACCTCAAGACCTACCTCGCCAACCACCGCAACGGATTGCCCGGAGAGGCAACCATCGGACAGCAGAAGCGCGATACGCTCAACGGACTCATCGGCACCGGCACCGCCGTGCAGCGCGCCGCCAACCCGCTCTACGCCGAGCTAAATCCCAAGGGCAGCATCCGCACCTGGCGCATCGACCGCCTCAACGACGCCCAGCCGAGCGGGCGCACCGGCTACTTCTTCGACTACGACAAGATCAACAACAACCGCATGCCCCAGCAGATCCCGCGGGAGGCTCAGGGGATGCCGGACTTTGTCCAGCCGGACGGTAGCACCCTGCGCGTGCCGGATGCATCTTGGCGCGCCGACAGCGCCCGCCAGTTGCAAGAGGCTGACGCTTACTTCCGGTCACTTGCCAAGCAGCGCAAGGAG